TCATATTGGCGCAGTCACAGGTGGCGTCGCCCCCCTTCGGCGTAAGCCTCTTGCCTTCGGGTTGCAAAAGAGGTATAGGGGACTTTTTCGGGCCTCTAGCTCAATCGGTTAGAGCATGCGACTCATAATCGCCAGGTTCTCGGTTCAAGTCCGAGGAGGCCCACCATGATTCACATTCAAGGCCCAATCAAAGGACACTTGGCCGTGTCTGGTGGGGTCGATTCCATGGCGATCTTGCACCTTCTCACGAGGGGCAAGAATCGTTTGGACGGCGTAGTTCACGTCCACCACGGCAGCGCGTATGCCGACAAAGCCGAAGCTGTTGTGTCTGCCACGTGCGCAGACCTAGGAATCGGTCTCGACGTTTACCGAATCAAGCCAAATAATGAGCAGGGCTGGTCGGATGAACGTCGCAAAATTTTCAATGGCTATCAGAGAGTGATAACCGCGCATCACCTTGACGACGTGATCGAGTGGTACGTTTACACCCTTTTAAGGTACGGCACTGGCAGAATCACGCCTTTTCAGACTGGCAATGTCGTCCACCCATTCAGGTTGAACGACAAGCAGTCTTTGAGGGAATATGCCTATTTTCACGGGGTCCGGTTTTGCGAGGACCCGACCAATTCAGACGGCAGCAATGCTCGGTCGAAAATCAGGTCCATACAAACGACCTTGGAGGAACTTGCTCCTAACTTGAGGCGCAAAATAAAGGGGTGTTTGCGAGAACAACGTTAGAACGTTTATCCAGTATTGCGTTTGGACACCTTGGCGAGTACCAACAACAAAGAAATTTAGGAAAGATGGCCGAGTGGCTTAAGGCGCACGATTGGAAATCGTGTGTGGGCTAATCCCCCACCGAGGGTTCGAATCCCTCTCTTTCCGCAAATGCCATGATTTCAGACGAAAAAACACTGGAAGAGATAAAGAAGACGTTAAGGTCTTCGCATGCCGTCATGTTCAACGTCAACACGATAGACGTCGAACTGGACGAAGACCACATACCAATATTTAGAAGGCGTTTTCAGCAGGAATCGGTAAAGTTGCTGAAAACAACAAAGGACGAATCCCAGCAAGAGCAGTGATTCGTTCTAGCGATTGCTATGAACGTACTCGTGCTCAACTTCGTCTATCGACCGATTGCCGTCATGTCATGGCAAGAGGCGATCACGACGGTATATAGCGGACGTGCTGAAATCGTCGAGCACTATCCCGACAGGGTAATCCGCTCGGCTACTCAAGAATGGCCGATGCCCTGCGTTGTCAGATTTTTACGGAAGAAGACCGCACGCTGGTTCAAGTGCGAGCCTCGGTTCACGCGCAAGAACGTGTGGATCCGCGATAAAGGCGTGTGCCAATACTGCGGCAGGACCGTCCTACTGCGGCAGTTCACCCTCGACCACGTCATGCCACGCTCTCGCGGGGGCAAGACGGAATGGGGAAATATCGTTGCGGCGTGTGACCCGTGCAACCAGAAGAAAGAAGCACGGACGCCGCAAGAGGCTAAGATGAACCTTCGGAACCCACCGCAGGCTCCGAAGGTTCTGCCCGTTGTTAACGAGTCAAACGACCCTGCACTAGGCCACGTTATGCCCGATCAATGGCGGGCATACTTGGGGTGAAGTGTCAGAGGTTGAGAGTCTTGGACAAGGACAAAGTCTTCAGCAAACGCTCGGAGCCGCCACTGAAATTGAAGCGGTCGTATATGGACAGAGTGCCAGTTTTTAGCACGCCATTGTTAGCAGCCAGAGCGCGAATCGTAATGGTTACGTAATTCGGAGCCGTGCTGGGGGGTATAGGCAAGTAAACGAAGTCCATACCACTGACGAGCGCAATGGGGGAAGCCGAAGAAGCACCAGGAGGTCCAGACACGATCTGGAACGCCCCGTTGTCACCAGTGTAACTGATGCCAGCACCGATTACGAAGTCCTCGTCAGTGACGACTTCGTAATAAACGTCAGAAGACGCATCAGTGGCGACTCCGATGTCCCCAAAGATGAAGTCACTTTCGTCAGGAACTTCGATAGACTTGGCAGAGTCCGTACGTGCGACCTCAGCTACTGCTGCGAGAAGCGGTGTGACGGGGTTGAGTCTAGCGAGCCAGGGAGGGGTAAACGTGGGCATGGTGAGTCACTCCTAAAATGCTAAAGCAGTTGTTGATTTAGAAAATTCAGACAGCGGCCAACCTGCAACAAACTACTTTGCGAATAAAAGTGCCAACGCCAAAAACGACGAAGCCGTCGAAGGTTGCCCCTCGACGGCTTCGTGATTTGCAACTTGTAACTTGTAACCCCATTCTCAGGGGTTACAGTTCACGATCACGCGCGGGTGATCGTGAGGCGGGACAGACCCTTGGGGTTGTACGCGCCGATACCGAGGTTCTCGAACACCGAGAAGCCGATCGTGCGGGCCTTGGGATCGTCAGCGGAGAGAACCGTCAGCTCCGTACGGACGGGGATGCGACCGAACATTTCGGGCTCGCACGTCGCGTACACGGTGCCGACCGGAACGAGACGGCTGACGATAACCTGCGCGCCCCAAAGCGTAGCCATAAGGCCCGTCTTGAGGAGGTCACGCTGGCTCTCGATGTCGAGAATGTCACGACCGAACTTACGGAGGTCCGTGTAGTCCTGCGCGTTCATGAACACGCGGGCAACGCGGAGGTCGTGACGCTCGATCAGACCGTAGGCGTCGGCGAGAACCGCGCCGCTGATCGGGGCGACAACCGGAATGTCCGGGTTGATGCCGCCAGAGACGGAGTCAAAGCCCGACGTGGCAATCGCATCGAGAACCGAGAAAACGCGCTCGTCTTCCGCAGCCTGAATCTGGGCGCGGGCGAGGTCCTGAGCGCGCTCAATGAGGTCGTAACGACGCTCCTTGATCTGCGTCAGGGGGATCTCGGGGTTCGACGCAATCTCGAACAGGGGGAAGATGACACGGCGCGGCTTGGTGATGGCGACGATGTTCTCGCCTTCCTCACCAACCACGAACGCCGTCACGTCCGGGTCCTTGTCGTAGATCGGAAGCGCGCCGTCCGGCAACTGCTCGACGAGGAAGGTCTTGCGACCGACCGCCATATAGTCGCGGCGAAGACGGAGCGGCTGAGTCATGGAGGCAGCGAGCTTCGCACGACCCGTCGGGGTCGAGATGTACTCGCTGATGAGCTTCTGCTTGACGCTGTTGTCGATAGACATTTTGGTTAGCCCTTCCTATCAGATTCGCTGGTCGTAGACGATCTCGGGCTGAACCGAGTCGGCGGGCATCTTGAGGTAACCGATGAGCGTGACACCGGAAGCGACCTGCTCAAAGCGGTTATTGTCGGCTTCGACGTTCGTCAGGTAGCCATTCTTCGAAGCGAAGAGAGGGTCACCTGTCGTGTAGGTGAGGTTCGCGCTCGAGTCGAGATTCCGCGTCTCATAAAGGCTATTGCCGTAGGTGCCCATAGCCGAGACGTACGGACCCTTGCCGGAAGCAAGGGCAGGCAGGTTCTCGTAGGGACGACCAGCGGCGTTGTTGATGAAAACACCAACAGGACGGACACCAGCCGTCGCAGCAGCCAGCGTATAGGTGCCACCGATGTAGTTGGGGCCAATATCACCACGGGTGAAAGCCACCGAACCACCCATCACACCAAAAACCGACGTGTCCATACCAGCCGACTGCGTAATCGTGGTGGAACCCGTCACATTCGGAGGATTGGTCTGCGTGAAAGCATCGTCCGTCAGGATGCCGACGGTATTACGAATACCGACATGCAGAATCCGGAGGGCCGAAGAGCTCTCGGTCCAATCCCCACTCGCCTGTCCAAGCAGAGGCATAATGTCTCCTGTCTCTCTGCTCCCTGTTACTAGGGAGGGGTGTTGAAAAAGCCGCGAAAAACGGCTGCTACCAATAAGTCATGTCCAATAGCAAAATCAACGAACCCAAATACAAATAAGCCCCAACAAATCGAAACTTGTTGGGGCTCATTCATATTTGGGTTCGAAGTGTATGGCTATCAGAAGTACTTGGAAACGTCCGGAGCCGAATCCCACAGCTTCGAGAGGTCGTTAGAAGCCGAAGCTTCCTTCGTCACACCACCAAGACGGGTCACACCATTGGCGGGCTTGCGGGGCTGCGGACGGAACGAAGCCTTCTTCTTGGACTCGGCGGGGGCCTCGTCCTCGGATTCCTCGTCCTCGGCCTCGGGCTTCTCTTCAGCGGCCTTCTTGCCACCAAAGAGCTTCGCCATGAGGAAACGCTCGTCCGGCGTCATTTCGACGTCGACAACGCCCATGGGGTCTTCCATGCCGATTTCGTCACCGAGCATGGACTCAAGGACGTCGTCCTCAGAAGTCTCCATATCAGAAGCGGAAGAAGGAGGCATCATGCCTTCTTCAGCCATCATGGATTCTAGCAGGTCCTGCTCGTGCTCGCCCCAAGCGGCCTTCTTCTTGGACTCGGTAGCCTCGTCCTCGGATTCCTCGTCCTCGGCCTCTTCACCAGCACGGCGGCGAAGGCGGGCAAGACGCGCCTTGACGGACGCCTTCTTCTTGGACTCGGTAGCCTCGTCCTCGGATTCCTCGTCCTCGGCCTCGGGCTTCTCTTCAGCCGCAAGACGGCGAAGACGGGCAAGACGCGCCTTCAGAGCGGCCTTCTTCTTGGCCTCAGCCTTGGGAGCTTCGTCCTCAGACTCTTCGTCCTCGGACTCAGGCTTCTCTTCAGCCGCGAGACGGCGGAGACGAGCGATACGAGCTTTCAGCGCGGCCTTCTTCTTGGACTCGGCCTTGGAGGACTCTTCGTCCTCGGATTCCTCGTCCTCGGCCTCTTCACCAGCACGGCGGCGAAGGCGAGCGAACTTGGAGGACATGCCCTCTTGCTCAAGCATGTGCTCGAGCATGGACTCTTCGTTCATACCCTCTTGCTCAAGCATGTGCTCGAGCATGGACTCTTCGTTCATACCCTCTTGCTGCAACATGCGCTCCAGCATGTGCTCTTCGTCCATGTGCTCTTCGTCCATATGCTCTTCGTCCATGCCTTCCTGCTGGAGCATGTGCTCGAGCATGGACTCCTCATCGGCCATCTCAAAGCCGAAAGCGGAGGCGTCCATGGGCTCTTGTCCGTACTCACCACAGGACTCGCACTCAGCAGCCAGACGACGAATTCTGGCCATGCGCCTACGGAGGTTGGCCTTCTTCTTGGACTCGGTGGCCTCGTCCTCGGCCTCTTCGTCCTCGGCCTCTTCACCCGCAAGGCGGTTCAACGTCGCGGTGATAGCGCGATTGTCGAGGTCCATGAGCACAAGGGCCTGATCCTCGATCTGGCGAACGGAAGCCTTCTTGCCAAGCATAGCGGACGCGATGCGAATGCACTTCGCGGCCTTGCGCTCAAGGATCGCAGCCTGCTTGTTGTAAGCGGGCGAAGCGGGACCCTCATCCGGATAAGCAGGGTGCGCGCTCTGGTTGTAGGGACCGCCACGGGGGTCCTCTGCCCAAGAGGACGGGTCACCGTTCTCGTAGGCATCGGCATCGGGATCCGCACCCGGATAAGCGGGAGAAGCGGGACCCTCGTCGGGGTAGGAAGGGTGGGCCGAAGCCTTACGGCCCCAAGTCATTCTCTGGCGCATCTTTACTCTCCTGCGCTAACGCGTGCCCGTCGAGCGAGCAAGGAGCCGATCCGAATGATCGCTCGGACTTCGGCGGTTGTAAGGTTTCTGCCCGCTTTTTTATGGCAGGCAGCGAGGAATGATTGAGAACTTGCGTACTTGGTCATTGGACCGACGTTGTAAGCCGTCCAATAAACGTCACTACGCAACTTTACCCCATAAAGGGTATTCACAGTAACGATACCACTCACCAAGTCAGCATAACTTGAAGCAGTACGAACCAAACGGTTCATAGCGTCAGAGTAAGCCAACTTTGTGCGGGCCATCTTCGTCACGTTCTCGTTGGTCGAAGCCGAACCACCATCGGCGGGCGGCAAAGCCAACGAGGGTGCTTCTTTCTTATTTAAAGAATCTTCGACACGCTTCACAACGCGATCACGCAAAGCTGTGTAAAGCTTTTCTTCGGCTTCATCGAGAGGGTCTTTTTGCTCGGCGGATGCTGCGGCATCAGGTTCAGCTGCAGCCGCATTTGCGTCTTCCTCCATATCACCCAAGTCGAAAGCGTGATGGACGGAAGCGGCTTTCTTCGTACCCACCGAATTCCATTGAGGAGGGGGAGAAGAAAGGACTTCCTGCGCCTTCTTGCCAATCGCGTCAACGGGATTCAGGATGTTTCGCATCACCGCGC